AAATGGGAAACTTGGAGTTGAGCACCAGAACTTCTTTGAGGGGCGAGCAACTGCCTATATGAAAGCAGGACTAAGAGGAAAGCAAGACAAAGTTGCATTTGCGGAGATATAAAATGAAAGCACAGGAAGCGAATATATTATCCTTCCACATACTTTTTGATAGCAAAGGTCGCTTGGTTACGGAAACAAGTGGCTTACCTTTAAAAGATGCTAAGAAGATATTTAAAGGTTATGACTTAAAAATAGTAGAGACAGTAATTAGAGAATCAAGACAGAAGATATTAGATATACATAATCAATTAGAATCTGAACTTGATGCTTTGAATGCTAAAATTAATTAACGGAGAAAAATATGGAATGGTTTGAAAATAAAACTACACAACTTATAGCTTTAGTTAGTATCGTAGCTACCCTTGCAGGGTTTGGTTATACTGGTGCTACTTATGTGAATAGATTAGAAAATCTTGAAGCAGCCATAGGTGGGATTAGTGATACTGAATCAGCACAGCAAGCAATTGAAGAAAGATTTGCAGCTATAGAAACATCAGTAGAGTATATAAATAAAAGTATTGACGAAGGTATTAATCCTTCTTTAAAAAATATAGCTGAAACATCTAATCAACTGAGTCAGGATATTGTTGCTATAGACTCTCAAATAAGATTTATACAAGATGAGATTGATAATATCTTAGATGATAATAAAAATCCTTTAGCAAACTAATATAAATTTGGTTGTAGACTTTGTAGCTCTGTAAGCTTATCAATGCTTACACTAGCAAGACCGTAGAAAGCTTGGGTGTTATCATCAATGGTAGCACCTGTATATATAGCCCTTGGTTCGTACCAAGTATCTTGCTGTGGTATTTGAGCATCTCGATAGCTATCAAATCCTACAACGTATCCTAAGTATGCAACTAAGGTAGACTCGTCACTGTACTGTCCGGTTTCTTCTTGTTCAGTTTCTGCTTGTTCTTGTTGTTGTGCTATATTCTGTGAAACTATTTGATCAGCAATTTGATCAGCTTCACTTACTGTCATGACTCCTGAGATTGCAGTATCTATTTCACCTTGCATATCTTGGACCTGAACATCTGCCATTGCAACTTGTGGAGTACCATCAAGGTCCGGCATAATATTTATTGTGACTGTAGATGCACTCGAAGACACCTCCATATCTGAGCTCATTGATAAAACTTGTTGAGTTTGAACAGATGCTGAAACAATTTGATCAGACATACTAGGAGAGCTTGTTGTACTCACTCCACCGGTTGATGAAATAGAAGCTCCAGAAGAGCTACTTACACTGTTTGTAACTGAGGCTACTGATGCAGTTCGATTCGTTGCTCTCGTGCCACCTATGGAGCTAGAAACACTATTCCTTGCGGTCTGCATAGTACTAGCTACAACATCCAATGCAGATACTCTTATTGAGCTCCTTTCTTCGTTGATTTCTTCTTCGTGTTCTGCGATAAGTTCTTCGATTTCTTCTTCGGACTCACCTTCTTCTTCGGCTTCGGCAAGAAGTTCTTCACGACTTTCTGTAATCTCGATGATTTCATCAGTTTCTGCCAACTGTTCCATTTCTTCTTCAAACCATTCTTCAAGTTCTTCCAAGTCTTCAAAAGATTCTCGTTCACGCTCTTCATTATTTCTATGTTCATGTTCTATTTCTTCTCTTATTATTGTTTCAAACTCATACAAAGTTATAAGTTCATCTGTTGGTAGGATATTTAAAAATGGTAAAGGTTCATCAAGTCTTTCAAAGACTAAGTATTCTTCTTCGATTGCAGGAAGTTCTTCAAAGTGTTCTTCTATAAACAACTCTTCAAAGATTGGTTCTTCAAAAAATATTATTTCTTCTTCGTGAGGCATATCAAACATATGTAGAAGAGGTTCACCATGATCTTGCATTGGTCCAATAACTACATAATCATTTACCGGCTCTTCGTACCATTCTTCTTCAAACAAGAATTCATCGTGGTGTTGATGATGTTCTTCTTCATACCCATAATCAAACTCTTCCTCTACAAAGTACGCTACTGATTCTCGTTGCCTATATCCGGCACAGAACGGAGCATACTGTGGGTCTTCATCACACTGCTGATCATCATAAGCTTCCCAATAACTAGGACAAGCAGTATCGTATAAAGGATTAAGACCACATTGCTGATTTAAATACGCTGCTGCATAGCCAGAACAACTAGCATCATTCAAAGGATTACTACAATCAATAGCATTTCCAGAACCTAAACCATATAAACTACCACCATTTTCTAGCAATGTATTACTTGACGAGTTATTCCAGTCTACACTAACACACGTACCTGCTACGTTTGTTGTACCTGTATTGCATTCATCATGAAAAAGATACTGATAGTATTGTGAAGTACTACCTTGTTCACCTATAAGTACATCATGTTGTATAATATCTAGCTCACCATATCTATACTCAAAGGTATTATTGTTCCATAATACAACTTCAAAACTATTATCTGATCCGCTTCTATTATATTCTCTTAGGTTATACCAACCAAATACAGCTTTGTCATTAAAGTTCTTAGCAAGCATTTTAGAATTACTATCTCTAATTAAATCTGTCCAGAAGGGGAATAGTGTATTAGTGTACTGAGGCAGTGGGTCAGGTGTATAGTCACCACAATAATTATTGTAGTTGATATTGCCTGTACCTAAACCAAAATGTAGACAACCATTCGTAGCCATACGTGCTGAATCATAGCTCGTACCATAAAAGGTAAATGAATTGTCTAGATTAAATGCTGCAGATAACTGATCATCACCTGAGTTTAGATTTGTAGTGCCTGTTTGATTTGTTAGGTCAAAAAGGTTTTGATCATTCTCGTATATATAGGAAGCTGTTACTTTTAATGAGACAACTAAAAGAGTAATCCCAACAGTAAGGGCAGCTAAAAGTTCAAGTACTTGTCGTAGATCACTTTTAGTTTGAGGCATAGAACTCGTTTCTACAGGTTCTTCCTGATTTCTTTTTTCCTTTTCCATTTCTGGTAGTCTTACAATGTGCTATATACTTTTCTTTTAGTTCTAGATAGTCTGGTCTATCTTGTTTATTTTCTTTCCAATACTGAGCAGCCTCTTTACCTATCTTACCTTGATAAGGACATGGAGTTCCTGCCATTTCCATTGCTTTAAAAACTCTTGCATCTTGGCAAAGTATTGATACAGAAGCAACTTTCATACCAGTATCGTATAGATACTTAGAAAGTTTTAATCGTTCACAGTTCTCATCACGTACTGCTTTACCACCTGATATACCAAATATCTGCCCTTGAAAAGCTCCTGAGACTCCTGTTGTACACAGGTCTTGAGAGTAACTCATAATGCTTGGGGCGATAGCAGAAGCAGGAGGAGCTTTTGTTTTTACATTCTGATTTATAGTCTGGGTAGAATTTGATTCGTTAATATTTCTATTAGTATTATCAGATACGGTATTGTTATTATTGGTATTATTATTCGTGTTATCAGTCGTGACATTGGACTCGGAACTAGATTGATTTACATTTGTATTCGTATTATTTGATGTACTTGTAGAGTTTGACGTGTTTACATTTGTATTTGTATTGTTTGTCGTGCTGTTACTTGTGTTTGTAACATTCTGATCTACGCTTGAGTTTACTGTACTTGTCGAAGTATTTGTATTTACATTAGTGTTTTGATTTGTAGCATTAGATGTATTTGTATTTACATTTGTACTTGTATTGGTATTTACACTCGTGTTATTGTTTGTATTGGTATTAGTATTTGTATTAGTATTAGTATTATTATTTGTATTCGTAGCAGTTGATGTACTCGTACTAGTATTCGTGTTTGTATTAGTATTGGTATTAGTATTTGTATTGGTGTTTGTATTTGTATTAGTCGTAGTTGTAGTATTAGTTGTAGTTAAACTATTCTGTTCGCAGTATTGATCTCCTGCTGTACAATCACCAGTTTGATCTGTATAAGATACAGTGGCAAACAATGATAAAATTAGTGTGCCTAATAATTTTTTCATACCTCTCCAATTTTAAAGTGCAAGTTCCCTGTGAAGCTAACAATAGCGTTCTTTTAAATTCTTGCTTAGTTTTTTATATTTGTTAGAAAAAGTAATAGTATCCCGAAACTATTACATATGCCCAACAAACTATACATACAACGCAGACACTACTGGTCACTGCCTTCAGTTTATTTACGCTCCTTTTTATTAAGTTCATTCCATCTTAGGAATTCTTCTGTTTTAAAATCCCAAAACAATCCTTTATAACAATTATCTTGAGAATCCTGTTTTCCTTCTTCTATAATATCTTTTAATGTTTGTTTCATTAATCTGATTTATGTGATGCTCCAAAGTAAAAGCTAATGACTGCACTAGCTAAACCACCTAAGTAACCTAGTACTAAGTTTATTAGAGCTTCTGAATTTTGTTCTGGTGGCTGTAAAGTTACTAAGAATATGTAACCCATAAATCCACCTACTACTGATACACCTACAATTCTAGCGGTCCAATCTTTACTAAAAGTTTTTCTAGCATCTTGACCATCAGCTACTTCTAACTTAAAGACATCTACATCAAGTTCTTTCATTTGAATTTCAAACTCTTGTTCAGCCTTTTTAAGTTCAAGCATCTGTTCAGGTGTAGCTTCTTGAATAGCTTTCTCAATAGCCTTTGGTGTATTAGGTACTCCTAACACATCGGCTATCATATTAGCTGCCATACCACCCATCGGTCCACCAAGAGCAGTACCTATCGTAGGAGCAACAGCACCTACTAGATTCTTTAGCATATCTTTCATTCGTCTTCCTTGTATATAACTTCCATTAAGTCTTCAAACATATTTCTAAAATCGTCGAGACTCATGAATGGCATGTCTTGCTTGATTTGATGTAGGCAGTATTGCCTGTAGCATCCTTCGAGTTGATCCTCTAAGTACAATATCATTATAGCGTCCTTATTTCAATTTGTCAATAGCTGTCACAAAATCTTCAACTCTTACTGGTGTTTGTTCTTTCCATTTGGATTGACCATCTTTACCAGACCCTGTTGAGACTTGATAAATAGCTTCATCATAGTCTTTATCCTTCAAAGCTTTATAAGCAGAAGGAAACTTATTCATCCATTTTGTGCCTAATTGAAAGTTTACTGAACCTAAAGCTATAATAAACTCCACGTCTTCAATATTTAAATCTTCCATTTGTTGTGCTGCAGCTTCCCATGCTTTTGCAGCATCGTGTTCTAACCATACAGTTCTTTGTTCTTCTGAAACTTCGTCACCTACTTGGTAGACTTGACGTTCTCTTTCAGTCAACAAGTGCCCTACACCACATGTAGGCTTGCCAAGACTGTCAAGATATACACACTCCTCGTTACCTTCTCTAAGTTCAAGGTGCTCTAAGTAGTCGTTGTATTTCATTGTGCATCAATTTCTTTTAAATAGCTTTCAAAATCTTCAACAATAATAGGCATTGCTTGTAATAATTCTTCTTCAATTTTTTTAGGATTTTTAAACTTTCTTTTGTATTTACCAATTCTAAATTTTACTTGATCAGTTAATTCTTCATCACTAAAGTTACCACCTGCTAATTTATGTTGTAATCCATGTGCTAATATTTCTTCTGTTATAGGAGAAAAATACTTTCTACCATATACTTTTAAATTTTTAGGTAATTTTGCTATTAATCTTTTTTCTCTCTGTTCTTTATAGCCAGATCGGTTATCGGCTCGATGTATAATTTCATGCACTTGAATTTCTTCTGGAGTAGTATCGGTAAGTCCTAAATCATAATTCATACTTTGATATTTTAATTTATCAGAAGAAGGACTATATGTACCTAAAGTTTCAGCACTTAAACTTGTATCAGTATCAATTACACTAGCATCTTTGTCTGACGACACCTGTAATCCCAATTGTTTATCATACAAAACTTGACCACTTCCCTCCGGAGCTAATGGATGTAATCCATATTTATCAATTAGTTCATTACCAGTTGTAGCAATAAATCTAGGATCACGATATCCTTCCCCCATCATCTGATTCATCTGAGCTTCTTTTGATACTAACCTATTTTTACTTATAAAGTCTTCAAGTTCTTGTAGTTTTTCTTTATATTCTTTTTTACGAGCAACTCTTCCACCTTCATTTTTTTTTAATCTTTGTAAATATAAAATTTGTTCCTCTGTTAATCCTTGAGAAGTAGAAAATAAACTTGACAGACCTTTAGAGATTCCTTTCACAGATGCATCCATTCCTTGTGTAATTTGTTTTAAAGCTGACTGTCTTTCCGAAGGTTCAACCTCATCAGACTTAGAAACATTTAACAAGTACGCAAACTCTTTTTCAGTTAGTGCAGGTAT